ATCATCTAAAACGATTGGTGGAAACGGGTTATCGACAGTGGGCTCAGTATCATCCACCGAGCCTTCGTCATTGTTTATCAGACTCCAAGGATTTAATCCTGTTTCATCGCTTTCTGGGTCATATTCGCTGAATTGTGTTTCCCACTCCCAAGTGCCATCTTCTTTCTGCATTTTGTTTGCAGCAAAAACCCGATCTCCGATTTCCCAATCTCTTACATCTTCGATGCTCTGTCCATATATGGTCGTGCCATCTTCTAAAACAGTTGGCCCTGGTATTTTACCAACGGCTTCAATTCCTTTTTCTTTTACTATCCAAACAATGTCTGAATTTTGATCCCAAATATAATCGCCTTCTTTTAAATCAAACTCGTTTCGTATGTTCCTGGCATCACGCTTTTGCGCTTTTGTTACTTCAATGCCGCCACTGGTTGTTGTTTGTTGTCCAGGGTTGTTTGCTTGTCCAAGTTTTCTTCCGGGCGTATTGACACCAGCAATACCAGGGCCCATTGGGTCTAAACCGCCCCATATTGGAACACCCAAATCGTCTACAGCATCGCTTGGGCCACCCAAAGGATTAGAGGGTAACGATGACTCTTGATCACCGCCAGGTGGAATATAATCTACATCACCGCCCGCATACGGACCTGTTACACCAGGCATAGGCAAAAAATCGCCAGATGGGGTCGTGATGCCCCACTGACCAGTGGCAGTGTTGTAAATCCAATTCATTTATTATTTGTTTTTTGCGTTAGCCACATTGACGGCAAGAAGATTTACAAATTTCATTGCTTTCTCTAGCCATACGTTGTCTTTGGGCGTAGGTGTTACAGCCGCAATAATTGATGCAATAGAAATGATTGCAGTGATGATATCGATGATGTGTTCCATGATTTATTCCTTTAGTTATTGATTGTTAATTTGTCTAGTTTTTCTTCGATTTTGTCGAAGCGCTTAAACATCTTGTCCATGTCGTTTCTGAGATCAGCTTTTGTTACATACGTTCTTGGTATCTCTTCTCTCGTTTTAGAAAGTAAAATATCGATGCGTTTGATCTCTTGCAGATTCGCTCTGATCCCATATATCAATGGCGCATAGACTAAACTGAGTACGACATTCCAAAAAATTAAGCTGTTCATTTCCATTTATTTCTTCCTATTCATAATGCCAACTGCGCTGCGCACACCGAAGCTGGCTGCGACAATGACTGATAGCATGTATTGGTACCAAGCTGGCATTTCCTGTAATGCTGCAAAACCATCTTTCACATAAGGCACAGCAGATGGGATAAAGCACATCACCAAAGGCAAAGAAAAGAGAATGGTCAACCATTCGTCTTTCCAAGAGTTGCCCGCATTTTGCTGTGCAATCGCTTCCCAATCAGCAGCCGATTTTGCTTTGGCTTCTGACTTAGCAATTCGACCTTTTAAAAATGTTTTTGCGAGCTGACTAATTAATTTAATCGCTTCAATCATTTATCAATATTTCTTTTTTCTTTTGCCAGGCATTTTATTTTCCTCTTTGCGACATTGCCTTTTTCTTGGCTGTCTTATTTAACCCGCCATAGTGATAAACACGCTGGCTCGTTTTTGTATGTGTTTTATTTGTATGCACATGGCCGTTGGGCATTTTGTGTGTATTGCCCTTCCAAACTGTGCCGTCTTTTAAATAATGTTTTACGCCTTTTGCCATAACTAATGTATTGTTGTCTCTTCGTGAGATATAAGTTCAGATTCTTCATCAATAAAATCAGACAAAAAGCAGAGCACCAACTCCTTTGCATGCTCTAAACTTTTTGCCCTTACACCTTGAGCTGTGTAAACCATTTCCCCGTCATCCGACAAAAACTCAAGGTCAAAATAAGAATAACTATCCGCCGGAGCCATTAAACAATCCCGTTGCTTGCGTCTTGGCGACTTGCCTCAATATCTCTCGATCACGCTCCATAAGCGCTTTAATCTCGGTCATTGAAACTTGAGCACCATACTTGGCTCTGAGCTCTGCTGCTTTCAATGCAATCTCAGCTTCGGCTTCATCGCGTTTGAAGTCATCTTCCATGATGATCTTCATGCGGTCAGTCTCAGAATCAATCATTGCTTTTTGTGCTTGCACTTCGGCTTTATTGATCTCGGCTTGAGCCAACATTTCTGCTGGATCAGGCTTTTGCTCTCCTTGCTGTGGAGGCATTGGCGGAATGTTCGTATTTACAAATGCAGTGGAATCTTTAAACCCAGCCATCTCAATCATGCGTGATAATGTGTTTGCGTATTGTTGCATTGTGACCAATGGATTATCTGGACCAAGCATTTGTAAAATTTGTTCTTGTTTTCCAGCGAGCATACTCAAAACTTGCATCTTCTCTTCATCGGAGTTTTTACTGATGGCCACATTCACGCTGATGTCTTTGTCTGCGTCCCAAAAACGAGGATCCACAGCCACAAATTCATTGTTTAATCGCACAATGGCTTCTTGGTCTTGGTGTTTTATGACCAAGTGATTGATGAGCTTAAACAGCGATTTCATGCCACCTTCTGCCAAATGTCTGCAAATGAGCTCGACTCTGCCTTGTGCGGCGGAGACTGTCGCGGTTACAGCCGTCTTGGTTGAAGATTGCAACGCATCGGCGTTTAATCCAGCAGCAGCTTTAGAGACTCCGGTTCTATCCTCTTTCAAAGTGTCCAAGTACTGCATAAAAGGAAAGCTTTCGCGACCAACAAAAGGTATGGACATGGGTTGTACCATGCCGGGTGCTCTGACTCGAATGGGTTGTCCAATATCGGTGTTCAATACATCATCGATGTTCACTTGCCCTTCAACCACTGTCATTCGTGGGAAAATTGAATGCCCTAGAGAGTCCAATGTGTCTCGCATGATTTGAGATTTGGATGCTTGAATCGGAATGAGGTAATCGGCGGGGCAGTTGCCAATGACTGTATGTGGCTCTGGGTCGGTTTCAAACATTGCGATTGGCAATTCATCCCAGGGCGAAACATTGAGAATGTGGCAAGAGTCACCGATCGTACAAACACGAATCAACTCATCGATGCCGTCTTCATCTAAATCGTAGCGTACATAATGCTCAATGTATAAAACGCTGCGATCATCTAAATCTGAACGATCAGGAAAGAGGTTTGTATCGAGCGGTGAACGCGCCTCTTGTTCTTGATAGCTCTGCTCATCAAGATAATCGCTTGAACCGATATAATCCATCATATCGTCCTGATCGTAACCCATCGCTACTAGATCACCCACTGACTTGATCATTCTGTGGGCTACATAGGGAGAAGAATGTATATCTCTAGCAGCGCGGGAGATTAAAATTTCTTCAGGCGGTATCGCTTCGATCACCACCTGGTCTTTTGGTTTAACTCGTCTGATTTTTAAATCGTAACTGATTGGCGTTTCTTGGGTGATTTCTTCACCTGACATTTCATCGATCATCGTCATGCTTTCCGATGTGACCGATTCTTCCATCACCTCCACATCTTTTTCCATCAACAACGCCATATATGCTTCAGGCGATAGATCGGTGTACTCATGTGTAGAAACCGAGATGGAGTCATCCCAAAATGCCTTCACATAACCCGATTTCCTAACCAGTGAGTCTTTAAACGCATCATAGAGCACAGAAAAGCCATCGTTTTTATCCATGATGTAGTTGATGTAATCGGTTTGCTGTTGAGCAACGGGGATGTCTTCTGCGTTCTTCGGTATAAATTCAACGACTTTTTTCGTGCCAAAGAAGGTACGCATGATCGATGGCAGCATAAACAATATGCTATCTCTTACAGAAGTGTCTACAAACTCAGATTGTAGGCTCGATGTTCCGCCTGGCTCTTTACCCAAATAGTATTCTGTTGCCAGTGCTCTTTCTTGTCCAATTTGATCGATGAAGTCTTTTGCATCGTCCATTGCGGAGTGTATGACGCGCTTGAGTTCTTCCATCTTCGATGAATTATTTACAACATCGCTTTCATTTTCGTCATTTTGAATATCATCACTTGTATATTTCATTCGTTATCCTACTCGTATGATTTTGCTTTTGAGGGGTTGCTTGAAATTATAACCCATAGCACTAAATTTTCCACCAAAGGATGCAGCAGAGGAGGCCATCGTCAGAGCCAACGCATCGGCTTTATCAGGTGACTTGATGCCACGTTTACGCATCATTTCTTTTGCTTCAATCTTTATCTTGCCAGTGGATGTGTATGTGTATTGAGGCGTAGATAATTCTGCAATCAGTTCATCGTCTTCTGGCAAACGACAATCTCTGGCTGTCAACCAGTCTCGCATCGACCACCACAATTCTGCTCGTAGGTTTAAATAATTCTTTCTGCTCGATGGAGATTCCGCAACATTGATGCCTCTGACGGGCAGACCTTGTTCGCTCAATCGATCGACCACACCAGCGCCCAAACCAATCACATCGACCAATATTTCAGATGGTTGGTGCATCGTGGTTGCATTGTCATAAAGGTTTTTTACTGCTCCACAAAGTTGCATGAGATCCATCCCTTTAAATGTTTTAATCTCAAAAACTGTGTTGCCCTGGCGAATACACAATGCCGATCGATCACGTCCAAACCTACTAATGTCCAAGCCCCATATAATCGGCTCTGAAGCGGTGAGTGCAACATCTCGGTTGACGGCTGCTCTTGCCAGCTCAATCGGAATGACGCAATCATCGTCTTCGTTTGGAAACTCACCAAGCACTTCAACTTTGGCAACTGTGGAATCTTCACCGTATTGGTCGAGCATTTGTTGAAACAGTTTTTGATCGGTGCCCTCAACTGTGCGAGAGTCGATTTGCTCGGTGTTCCAGAATGCACGTTTGGAATGAAACGAATCATAAAACGGGCCAGAGTTTCTACGCGGATTTGAAAAGCACATCCAGTAACGATCTTTTGTGGGCTCAGTAAAAAATCCCTCGCTTACCGAATAGATGCTTCCAGGAATACCGGATGACTCGTCCATCACCAAAAGCAAACCATAGTTACTGTGCAACCCGGCAAAATTATCCGGTGACTCTTCCGACCAAAGTTGGCTCTGTGCATAGTAATAACCGCAGTCAATACTGAGATCGTTTGCAAGCAATTCCTCGAACCAAGGGGCGGGCTTGACAGTGGTGGCTGTTTTCATAAACCAGTGCGAGTTGACCGCAAGGGTCAGCCACTTTGAGAGTTCAGCCCAAGTACGAGAGCGGAGCTGTGCTTCTGTGTTTGCGGTTACAACGATGGTGGCTCCCAAACGGGTGCTTAACATCCACAATATGATCCAAGCAACCAACGCAGATTTGCCGATACCTCGACCGGAGGCAACCGCAAGACGATACATCTCTGGCATGTCAAGCGATCCATTCTTGGCAATGTGGTTTGAAACATCTATTAAAATTTTTTCTTGCCACTTACGCGGGCCTGTAAAGTTCTCGAGGGGGGTGTCCTCTTTGCCCCAGGGGAAGATATAACGCACAAAGTTTAAAGGATTGTCTTTGATGTTCAGTGACCATATATCGGTCATCAACTCTTGTTCTTCTTCAGGGGTGTATTTCATAGCATTAAAAAAAATTCAAAAATTTTAGTTCATAACGTAATAATAAAACGCACCCCATCTCTGCGTTTGGGGGGGCATAGCGAGCGTGCCTCTGTATTTCGTGATCATGTGAGCCGAATATCTTAGGTTTTTAAACCCGCCTAGGCGGATTGTGAGCTCCCGTTCTGGCCGGATCTTGGTCATTTATCCCCGTTCTTATATGGAACAAGACCGCTTGAGCCCTTGTTAGTCGGTTTCATGTCAATAATCCGCCCTTTTGCATCGTTTAAAACGTCTTTTAAGCTTATTTTGTGCTCGACCACGTCATCAGCCTTCCAATTTTCGCTTCTATTTCTTAAAAAGAATTGCTGGGCCTGAACATTATTCTTCTCGGTGGCATTAATAAAGAGAGCATTAGATACCTCTAGGATATCTTTTGCCTTTGCTTCCTCTAATGCCTTTGCAAAATTAGCAGAGTCTTTCTTCCTTCTTGATAGCGTATGCCAACTAATCCCGAGCACAGAGGCCACTTGTGCTTCAGATAATCCCTTCCCGCCGATCGCCCTTAATCGGTCATAGTCAATAGTTAATTTTTTTCTTCCAGCTCCTTTGGGATTCTTTGCTGTCTTTTCTGCCATTTAATCAGCTCCTATATATACAACTGGAGTTATTATATAAAAAAAGATTAAAACATTACTTGTATTTTCTTATTCATACATGTAATGTATTAACCATGATCTAAATTTGATCTATTTAATTTGTAAACAATTAGGGAGAAATACAAATGAGACAATTTCCAATCTATAACATAGTTACAGCATGTATCTATAAGAACGGAACCCCAACAAGTAGCCACAAAGGCTCTAAATCTTACGGGGTAAAAGAAACGGGAGAAGTAGAGGTTAGAGTTGGTACAAGCTCTAAAAACTCGCATACATTCCTCAAACACACAACAACCCACCGAAAAATGCAAGATGGATCCAGAGAGTATCGATTCTATATCGATGGCGAACTGGTCAGAACCGGCATTCTTAAAAAAGGTGCGGATCAACTGGAGATCATACAATGAACGCTGAAATCCAAGCCATACTAAGCCGATACGATTTGCCCAATAATGTTTTATTGGGTGATCTGTCGGGCCATTTAACAGGTGATGAGCTCGAAAGGGTTCATTACCTCCTAAAATATCCAAACGAAAAAACAGAGCCGAAAGGCGGGGGAATGATGATGAGTAAATTTAATTTTAATGAAAAAGACCTCAAAAATAATGGGTGGGAAGTTTTGCCCGATGGGGTTTGGTTCGGCTTTGATCTGGCTGACTCACATAAGGCAAACATACCAACAATATTGAGTGAGCTGATTGGGCTTGATTCAGATGCAAAGGGATATGATTTTTTAATTTGTGCTTACAAGCGGGAGGATAGCGATGAGTGATAAACACGAAATGAAACGAATGGATTGGGAGATTAAGGAACTGAGAGATCATGTTTTTTATCTCAACAACATTCTGGAAAATGTGAAGGAGTGGCTAGAGCAAGAGGCAGAAGGGCAAGAGGTTATTAATGAGTATCAAGGCGATTTAACACCTAAATGCACAGATGGTTCAGACGACATAATAGAAGGTCGGGTTGAGTCTGCTAATGCTTTACTTGAGCAAATTAGAAAATGGGAGGCAAGCGATGAGTAGAGATTTAATAATTGATATGCAAATGAGTGTAAATGTCTCTAAAGACTATTACAACAAGTTAAGAAACATGTCTGATGAAGAAATAGCAGAACATATAACTAAAGTTTGTTTTAAAAATAACGATAGGTTTTTGATGAACTATCAAATAATGAATGGTGATGCACATAGGTTTAAACAAACGAATTTGGAAGATTGGTTTAACGAATTAAAGCAAGCGGATAATTATTATTGCAAGGGGAAGAATGATGAGTGACATAGGAAACAGATGTGTACATTGTGGAGAAGATACTTCTTTTGGAAGTGGACGATTTGTGAACAGAATACCTGCTGATGCAGATTACGAAGCAACAGACAGCGAAGGCAATATCATCTTTGCTGATGGTGAATATCGAGACGGGTACGCTTGTCCAGATTGTAGCGGTTTCGACTGCGACAGGTGTGATGAGATGATCTACATTGACGAAGATTTAACGCCAGATTGTGTTTATGACTGTGATACAGATGACAGGGCGAACGATGATTTTTCAGATGGTGCTTTCAGAGTGCATGAGAAATGTTTGACCAAAGAAGAAAGAACCGTTTACAAACGAAACAGAGAACTGGGGGTGGTCTGATGAGTAAAGATGTAATTTATTGTGACAACTGTGCTGTGCCTTTGGACTCAGAGCAAGAACAAAATGTGTGGTCTGAATCACCAATAGATTTTGACTCAGGTAATAAAGGAGAGAGTGCAGTATTTTGTAATGCTTGTAATGAGGAGGTGTCTGATGAATGAATACCATTACAAAAAACCGGAGGCAAGCGATGATTAATCAAGTTGTCATTGTAAAAGGTGAAAAAACCACAGAAGAAACACTTAATAAAGTTATTAGCTTTGTTAAACGTGTTAGCGAAGATCCAGAAATAGAAATCTCAAACGAGCTAATTTGTTTAGATGCACCAAGCAACGGAGCTCAAATTATTTGGGCTGATGGTACTGACTGCTTTATTGCTCCAAATAAGGAGGCAAGCGATGAGCGATAACAGAAACATCATATCTAATGAAAATTGGGTTTATTTGTATTCTGAAATTTCAAATTGGATTTTGGAAAATAAATCACTGGATCCAATTTGGACGACTGACAAAGATGGAAACGAGGTCAGGACAAAAGAAAAACAAGATGAGTATTTAGATATTGCTGATGAGGTTGAAGCCATAATGGAAACTGTATTAACCAAAGAAA